GCAATGGTGTTGTGGTGTGGAAAAAGAATGTAGGTTCATTGGTTAATAACGCCAATAAAGTAATTGTGTTCGCCGGGTATTCTTCACCTATCGATGTTGCTTCCGGGCAAATTTTTACCACGAATGTTTATAGTGCTAATGGAGCGGTAACCCTGCGTGGTAGTTTGGCTAATAACCGCCCATACCTAGTTATAAATCAGCGCACTTATGAAGATGTTCCGATTGGCAACATGAATAAAAGCACGTATGACCCGATGAATATCTCAGGGGATGCATTCCTTCGGTCTAACCATACCGGCTCACAACCAATATCTGCCACAACAAACCTTCAATCATCCCTTGATGTGAAAGTTGATAAGGCAGTTGGATTTGGGTTGTCCAGCAACGACTACACCACGGCAGAAAAGAATAAGTTGGCTGGTATCGCTGTTGGTGCCGATATGCTCAAGTCAGTCTACGATACCACCAATGATGGCGTTGTTGATAACGCCGCCAAGGTGAATGGAGTTGACACTGCTGGCAGTAGGTTCTACTACGGGACGAATGCTGCTGGGACACCTGGGTTCTTCAACCTTAACTTCCGGTCAGTGAGTAACGTTGGTGCTGCCGAGCGGCCATTCAACGCCACGTTCATCCCAAGCGCCACCCGCGATTCTATGGTCTACTACACCATCAACATGGCAGTAAGCGCAAACAGCGCCACGGTTTCAAATTCTCGAGTGGATATCCAGGTGGCAGGATCTACTGTTGATAGTATCGAAACCGCAATTAGTGTCACAGCAACAGTTGGGGTAGCCACAATAAATCTTACAGAGAAGAAAATAATATCCGCCTATGTCCCAGCCGGGTCAACTGTCCGGCTTGTGACATCTGGCACCATTACACCAACGTTATTATCAGGGCAGGAGGTACTACTATAATGTCACTTAAGAAAGGTAATTCGGCCAAGATTATTTCATCTAATATCAAAACAGAGATGAAGGCCGGGAAGCCACAGAAGCAAGCAATCGCAATTGCTATGTCAAAGGCTGGGAAGTCGAAGAAGAAATAAATAACCATCACTAACAACTGGGGCTTAAGTGCCCCTTTTTGTTTTAGTATGCGGCATCTTTAGTTAAGTAAAACTCTTGACATGTCAATAAACCCCAAGATGATGTAGACTAGTATCTATATTCATCTGGGGGTTTTGTTATGGGGCAAATCGTACAATTACCATTAATAAAAGGAGACGGGAAGTCTCGTTATAGCATGGATTGGCTGGACAGGCTGCCGGTTAACATGCTTCCTGTACCAAAGCCGGTTAAAGGTGCAAATGGATATTTGCGCATGTTCCCCGGAATAGAGAAGAAAGCAGATGCTAACGGTCTGTCTCGCGGCGTTCATTGGAATACCGTCAAGGATTCACCATATAGGGTCATGGGTAGAAAGCTATATCTCGATGGAGTTGAGATTGGTGATGTGTCTGGAGCTGCTCGCGTCTCTATGGCGCACTCCCGCACATCTCAGGCCGTGTCTGCAAACGGATATTTAACTCTTTATCGATACGAACCAAATGATGATGGGGATTCTGTACTTATCTTTTCAAACTGGCCAGCAACTGAAACAACCCCAGCAACTAGCGAGATAATTGATCAGCGGACGCATGATAGTAATGGAGACAAATTAACGTTAACCGCTGCGCAAACCAATGGCTCTTTGGTGTTAAATATCACTCCAATTAATGGGTCTAACTCCATAGGGTCGGTGGTTAGTCTTTCTGAGTCTGATTGGGGGCCGGGCAAATCACAGACGCAGCCATCAGCAGGAATCCCATACCTTACCAACGTCACTGTTTCAGGAATAAAGTTCCCTGGGGCCACATTGACAATTAATTACACCTTTAATGCCAATGGCGGAAACACAACGGACTTTAGCCGCATTGAATGGGTGCAAAATATACCTGAGTCAGTAAAAACAAATGCTCAATATGATTGGGGTGATGTTGGTGATGTATGTCGACTGCGTGGTCGCTATGTGTTTGCTCAGGAAGGAACAGATACATTCTGGGTTAGTTCGCTTGAAGATGAATCAAAACCTGACTTGATTGCTCCAGCATATCGAGCTGAATCAATGCCTGATGGGATACTAGCGGTAAGGGAGTGGCGTGATTACATATTATTATTTGGCACAGCTACCATTGAATTTTTTGCCCTGACTGGCGATGCCAACAACATTCTTCGCTCTCAGCCATCTTACATGGTTAGATATGGCGTTGCTGGGCAGTTTGCTGTGTGTGATTACATGGACACTTTCGGGTTTGTGTCCAGCCCAGCTCGTGGGCAAGCTTCAGTGTACATGATGAGTCCGCAGGGTGGTTCTGCTGTTGAAATTGCCACCTATCACATAAAGACTATTCTTTCCGAATACACAACGGAAGAATTAAAATCAACTATATGTGAGCGGGTATACTTTAAGAATCATAAAGTTCTCCTGGTGCATTTGCCAAGTCACACCCTTGCATATGATGCAGAAGCATCACAACAGATCGGGCCTGCGTGGTTCATTTTAAAAACAGGAACAGATAATAATGTTTATCGTGGAATTGATTTTATGAATGAGGGCGCTGAAATAACTGTGGCAGATAAAGAAGAACCACTGATCGGGTCCCTTACTGATAATCTATCAAGCCAATACGGAATTGACCAAGAGCTAATTTTATACACTCCAATGCTTCAAACCAAGGATGCGATAGTTTCTGATTTTGAGATAGATGCCAATACCGGAGCGGCGTCTTCAGTAACCCATGTGTTCGTGTCGGTAACTGAAGATGGAATAAATTATGGAATGGAGAAATTGGTTAACTATGATTCCCCTTGGAAGTGGTTGAGCCGGACGCTATGGCGCAGAGTTGGGAGGGTTAGAACGCAGATGGGGTTTAAGATTAGGATGGTTGGTGCAACTCCGGCAACGCTCGAAAACTGTAGTGTGAGGTTAGATTAATGGCTAATGAAAACCTAAACAATAGCATTGAACTAAGGGGTGGGAGGATTGAATCAGTGAGCTTCCCTCCAGGGTCACCAATGCCTTTTGTTGAGGCTTTGGTAAACAGAGGTGATGATGTTGAGGCTGTCGCTTCCAAAGCTCAGGATGCCGCTAGCGGTGCATATGATGCGCAGATAAGGAATGATGAGCAAGATATTATCCTTAATAGGCACGAGCTTAGGATTGGTGATTTAGAGGTATCAGTATCCAATCATGAAATTAGGATCACGTCTAATACTGATGCAATATCTCTATTAGATGTCAGGGTAACAACGGCAGAGAATGACATTCTTATTCTGCAAGGGTCAGTATCAGGAATTCAAGGTGATTACGTTTCAAAATCAGCTACCACTGATCAGGTTGTTCAGTCAGGAGGGGGTGGGCTAATCATTGGTTCCGTTGCGATACCATCGGCAGATAAGCTTCAAATAGGAGGATCTGCAAATGCATCAGTCTCTTATAAAGTATCAGGGATTAAAGTAGTTGGGGAAAGGGTTAATGGATGGACAGCATCAACTGGTACTCAGTATAAAGGCGCTTTCAATGCTGACGCAACTTTTGCTGTTGACTCTGTTTATGTGCAAGCTCAAATGCAATCAATTTCATTCACGCTGACTCAGACAAGGCAAAGAATGAAGGCCTTAGAGGATGCTCTATTTTCTCATGGGTTGATTGGGGCATGAATATGATGTCAATCGTTGATCATGAAGAAGGATCTAAATTAATGAGGGTCTGGGGGGTCAATGACTGGGTTGATCCAGGTGCTGAATATGTTGTTTATGATGAATGCTGTATTTTTGCTCTTGTAAATCAAGGCGAATACATTGATCTTCATATGGCAATGGATAAAGCAAGGAGGTCGGAGTGTAGAGAGGCAACAAATGCCATTCTTGATATAATAGGACATTATAAATTAAGAGCTGTTATTTTGCCAAATAGCTTTGGGGCGATAAATCTAGCAAAGCGAATGGGATTTCATGGTAAAGAGGTAGTCGCGTTGAAAGATATTTCTGGTGATATTATTGATTTCGTAATTATGTGGCGAGAGCCGGAGGTTAGGAATGGGTGGTGCAATTAGTGGTACCGGCGGTGCGATTAGTGGAATTCTTGGTGGTATTGGCGCAAATAAGGCCGCCAAGCAACAAGAGAGCGCTCAACAGCAAGCTATGCAGCAAACTCAGCAGGGTTACAACAGCGCAGTAGGTTGGATGCAACCATATGAAACTGCTGGTAATTCAGCCCTGTCTGGATTAACTAGTCTGGCTGGAAAACCTTTAGATAGAGCTGATTTGCTTAACAATTACTATAATAGCCGTGAGTTTTCTGATTTATCACAGCAAGCTAGAGGGCAGCAACTAGCCGCAGCAGAAGCGACAGGTGGACTTGGTTCATCAGCAACAAACAATGCTTTAGCATCAATTGCGCCAGCTCTTGGGCAGAACTATCTGGCAGATATGACAGACCAGCAGCAGACTATGTATAACCAGCTTCTTGGTCTGTCTAATATGGGGGCTCAATCTGCTAATGCTCTTGGTAATTATGCCGTTGGACAAGGGAATACAATGGCTGGACTTACACAACAGCTCGGCCAAATTAAAGCTGGGAAGGCAGCGCTCCCATGGCAAGTTGCAGCGAGTGCAAACAATAGTATGGCGCAAGGCGCATCTCAGGATGTCAATAAATTTACTGGAATTTTCGCTAATATGTTTGGTGGGGGTGGGTTCTAATGGCTAACGGCGGCTTAGGTGCACCTATTGATTACTACGGCATGATCCCTGATTTTCGCCGTGAAGCATTAATGGAAACTCAGAATGCATTGGGGCGGCAACAAATAGCCCAGAATGATCAGGCGCAGCAGCAACAACAACGAGCACAGCAACAACAGGCGTTATTTGCCCAGGATTTCCAGAAGGCATATAC